ATGATACCTTTATCAATACCACCTTGTTGAAACATGCCTGGATATAATTCAAATCCATTGAGTTCCAAATGACTAAATGCCATCTTTGCATCTGATTTTTCTATCGCTGCAAGAGTCTCTTGATAGTTCTCATCACATATCCAAGGCAACATCATTGCTTTGAATCCATCTATGTCATATGTGTCTGGTGATGAGATAGGAGTAATGTTATCGTAGTGTTCTAAGAGTGAATCTATTGAGTTGATCTTGTTTGTATTCTTATAGTAAACATCATGATTACCTACAAGTTGCCAAACTTTCACGCCTAATTTTTCAAACTTATCATATACATGTTCTTTTGCCCAATCTAAAGACCAGTAATCTATATTCTTTCTATTGTCAAAGGCATCTCCCATGTGGATACAATACTTGATACCTCTCTTCTCTAGTTCTGGAAAGAATATGTTGTCGTAAAATTTTTGAAAGAAGTCATGGAAGACCTTATTACCTCGTCTACCGCCGAAGTGTGTGTCTGTAATGATCGCAATCTTCATTTTTTTTGTTCTTTCATGTATTCTTCTCTACCATCTTTAGTAAAGACTTTCTTTTCATAGTCAAAGTATGGATGTGGTGCAGCACTTACAACAGGACTCTTAGACTTATTCTTGATAACAATAAATCTATCAGCAGCAAATGTCCCTGCTAACTGTACTACAACCTCATCTTCATCCTTCCAGTTTAGACTACCATCCTTTTTGGTGTGTAGCATTGCTTCCTGTATCTGGTCAATTAATTCTTGAGTTAATTTCATTATTGATTCATCTTTGTTTGTACTGCCTCTTTTATAGAGTTGTAGTCACTAGAATTACCACCGTAAGGATCGTCAACGTGCATAACCTCATCATACCCCGACTTCTCAATGATCTTTTCACGGATCTCCATTTGTTTTTTCTCTTTCTGTATACGTCTGAGGAAAGCATAGTGTATGATTTGAGTGAAGTAAGCAAAAGGATTCGTAGATTTCTCTGGATTGAAGTTATGTATGTATTGAACGCAGTTCTCGATGCCATCTGATATCATGTCCTCACGGAACATGTAGTTTACAAAGTTTGGTTTATATGAAAGGTGTGTTGCAATCTTTACAAAACACTCTCCGAGGTAATTAGTAATGCGTGGTTTGGGATCGCCCTTCTCCTCCGCTTCTTTTACATCAGCTTTATATTGTACTATTGCGTATAGAAACTCTTTATTATTAACGTAATGTTCAGATCTAGCTCTCTTACGTTTAGGAGCTCCTGGCGTTGCTGCTGTTGCCTTTTTTGCGGGCATTTTATATTACCTCTTGTAATGTATTAAGTATACCATAAAGTGAGACGCTTGACAAGTATGTAAAATGGATGTACAATAGCTCTGTCAGAGCGCAAAACAGCCTTAGCTGCTATAAAGCTCTTAGTTACTCAGGGGCTTCTGAGCCTTTCTTAAAGATATTCTCTAAGGACTCTCTAGCCTTCTCCACAGAAATTACATATCCCATTTTTTTAGTTACTTTAATCTTTTCTGATGAACGTTGGTTAAGGTTTGTCATAATAAATCTCTGATAATAGGCGACGACCTCAGAATTCTCTCTTGCTTCTACTACAGTGATGACTCTATCCATTGGGATAATTATCATTCCTTCAGTAGGCATGCTTCTTAACCATGGCATCATGCGAAGTCCTTCATGTCTCCCATCCATACTCACTGTTTCAATTTCTACAGGATCACTAATAATTAAAACCGTGCGACCATTTTCTTCAGAAGGCATAACCTCTCCAAAGATCTCTTCGCCTGAGACTAATTTAACTGATGCGTAGAATTCTTCTTCCATTTATTTTATCTTGATGTGTGATAGTTCATAATTAAAGTCTTCCTCTTTATATATTTTGATTCTTTCTATGAGATGGTTTAAAGTATAATTCTTCTGTGAATTATATGTGATGTCATCAGCAATATCATACAACATTGCTTGAGTTTTGGTCTTTGATTTACGGAGAACTCTACCTATGGACTGAAGATTACGAATTCTAGATTTAGAAGGTGAAGCAAAAATTACATTATGAAGGTTTTTAATGTTAATTCCAGTTGAGAAGGTGCCGTAACTGGCAACAATGATTGCATTACTTTCCCTTTCAGTGATTGACCTGACTTCTTCTCTTTCCTGTCCATCGACTCCGCCATGTACATAAAATACTTGTCTTGCGTTCTCTACAGAACTATTTATTAAGTTATATAATGGTTCACCATGAGCCTCTACTCGACTGTAAAGTATCAGTGTGTTACCTTTTAGAGTCAAAGCAAGATTTTTTATGAATAAATTTCTCTTATCATGTTCTATAATATAATTCATCTCTTCCCTATAGTCATCAAACTGTCTTGGTTCATGCTTTAGGAGTATAATTCTGATAGATAACTTCGCCAGTTGTCCCTTGGCCTGTAAATCTGATGTCTTGGTCACTTTGTATGATGGGCCAAACAACCCCTCTAGAACCCATTTATGAGTCTGTGTACCACTTAATGTTCCAGTGAATCCATATCTATATTTTGTATCTCTCATCTTAGACATGATACTGATTAGTGACTTAGACTTAAATTGATGTGCTTCATCTCCTATTATAACATCAAATTGAGAGAACCACTGTCTATCCATCTTGTAAATCGACTGCCAAGTCGATATTGTTACACGTTGTTGTGAACTCTTATTCCTACCAGCATATACTTTATGACAATATTTTTCAACATCCCAACCATAATCAGTGAAATCCTTGTACATTTGTTCTACAAGAGACGTAGTTGGGACTACAAGTAATATTCTTCTCTTTCTACCTACATGATAACGTGCAACAGCATAGATCATGAGTGACTTACCTGACCCAGTGGGTGATATAATTAGTCTTCTGTTGTTTCTAAGTGCATCAAATACACCATCAATCTGATAATCTCTTGGTTTATGACTGGAGATTGCAGTCATATAGTCCTTTACGCCTTCTAATGATATCTCTTCGTTCTCTTCAAATGGAGTTCCGTAAGTTTCGTTCTCTAAAAATTCTACATTATAGTCTGCTTTCTTAGCCCAAGAGACTATCTTATCTAACAATCCTACATATACTTCTCCAGTAGCAGTAGAAAATAATCTTATCTTACCATCCCAATGACGACTCCTGTATTGAGGCATGAACTTTGCGCCAGGAACATCAAATGTAAAGTAATCTGATAGTTCTTGTTGTACATGAGGTTCTGCATCTACTGTAAGATGCACTTCATTCTTTTTGGCAATTTTGAGATTTGTCATAACCCATTCGTAAATCTTTGCCATTCAATGGCATTCTTTATTTGGTAGGTTCTGTTTTGAATGACCTTGAGTATGCTTTCCAAATAATCTAACATTATCTGGTAGTACTCTATCTTTGCGGTACATCTGATGAGATCTGGGTCTGCATCAAAGTATTTGTCTAAATCGGCCTTTAGAACTTTATAATCAAAAGGTTTTTCTCGATATACTTCTGGTGATGCTTTACCACTATAGTATATCCATTTTTCCTTCTTCAATATTTTATATTGAGTTTCCTGTGCTTTCTGTAAAGTCAGGATGTTAGTAAATATTTTGTAATACTTTGCGTGTAAGGCTGGTGTTTTAGTAGATTCTGAGTGCAATAATTCATCATCTATAACCGAATCCTTATCCCAAAGTCCTTGTATGAACTCAAGATTCATTCTCGATCAAACTCTCCACATTAAAAATAGTATATTTGAAAGTAGCTGTCGCCATAATATAATTTATATCAGTTTGGTCAGCAGTAAATGGCACAGGTGTCAATGATGATGGGAACATATCTTTGAACTGAACCTTTGCGACTGGATTGAAGCTACTATTATATATTAACAGAGTTCCATCCGATCTGGCACCCATAAGTAGATCATCTGGGTTAGGATCTAAGTCTATTGATTCAGCAATGGTCTCTGGAAATCCAAGAGATCTCATCCATCTTTCTATCTGTAGATAGTTTTCTAGATTTTCATCAATAAAAAACTCAATATCCAAGTCACCATAGTCCATCTTATCTCCAGGCACAGGGATATCCTTCAAGTAAGATGTCTGCATAGACACTCCAAGATTGATATTTGGAATTGAAACCGACTGTGAAAAGAAATCTACCTTTGGTGTTTTAGCCAAATTGAACTTAAATCCAGCAGGCGATAGGAAATTCCTATTAGAAACTTGCCTAGAGAAGGCAGTAAAATTGTTATTACCAGTAACCGCCATGGGGTTTTACTTTTATTTAGCAGTTTTTATTAAGGTCTTCGGCCATGTTGCCACCTATTTCTGCACCTTGATTACCACCAAACATCGCTACCCAACCAGCTGCAACCCAACCAACAAAAGGAATAGTTGAGAGAGTAGGAGCAGC